GAGCGAGCCAATCGTGGAGTATGTTTGGGCACGAGACTGCGCTCTAGCCGCTTCGTATGCATTCTTTCGCTGCGTTGCATCTGCTGCAGCTGAACCGAGCTGATTCTGAGAAGAGCGATTTACGCCTTGCCCGATGTTAATTAAGTCGCTCATCAGTCGAGTATTGGCTTCTCGCTGCGCTATACGTGCGTCGTTGACTGACTGAATGCCGCCGAGCGTATTAGCGCGTTGGAGCTGCCGTTCTTGTTGTTGCATCTGAGCAGGAGTAAGTGAAGCACCATAGCGAGATGCGTTACGCGCTGATATGCCAGCGGCCAAACCTTGCGCTACTCCGACGTCTTCGCGAGCTTGGTCTATTAGGCTAGTGTCATTCTGAGCCCGTTCGATAAGGTCATCTTCAAACTGCCGGTAATTAGTTTGGTAGTCTAAATACTCATTTCGAGTAATTTGCGCGTACGTTTGTTCTGGGTCTGACACATACGGTAAGTTGCCTGACCCGACAGCGCTTTGGCCCATACCTCGTAAAGCTCCTAGCGTTGCGTTATTAATTCCGCCTGTGGAGTAATCCATATCAGCCTCCTTAACCGAAGAACTGCGAGTAGTTCAGTCTGTTCTTGAAACCAGATACTTTGCTACCGTCTTGATTAACTGGGCTAAAGAAGCTACCTGACACCTGAGTTTTAGTGCCGTCAGGGTTCTCTTTCGTCCCCGTAGTGCCCATATTGTCCAGACCCTGCATTAGCGCAGCACCTGCGATTTTTCCTGCTGCATCAAACTTAGCTGACGCCACTTGCTGCTTGGCCTGAGCGCGTGCGAGCGCCTCTGACGTTTTGAGTCGGGAAGCTTGCGCCATACCCGTCTGCGCATCCGCTGCCTGCCCACGGGCTGTACCTAGTACGTTGGTGCTCATGGTGTTCTTGATGTCTTTTGCGCTAGCGTTAGCCACGCCGAGCTGGCCTTGATACGCCTGTGCCATGTCGCCTGTAGCTGTTGTGCTCTGCGTCTGAGCATAGTTCGGCTGTGACGTTAGCGCCTGCATGGTGTCGGCATTTGCACGGCCTCGGAGGCCAGACGCGACGTCTTCAGTCGCGGCCTTATCGCGCATCTGCTGGAGCAACGGATCGTACTTCTCTTTGAAGTAGTTGTACTCCGCCATAGCCACAGCGGCTGACGCTTTTTCGGCTTCCGACGCTTCGTAGTCTTGCTTCTTTGGTCCGCTACCCATCAGCTAAGTCCTTTGAATAAACTATGGTCTCTATGTCCCATCCCATTTCTGTTAAGTAGTTAGTCATCTTTGGGATGCTTGACTTAACAGTCAGTTTGCTAAACCCGGCCTCTTTGGCCACTCGCATGAAGAACTCTTCATGCACATTTACCAGACCTTGGCCTCGGTAAACTGCTGCGGCGAGCCAGACTAATAACGCCCTCTCCCCGCTAAATGGGTCTGTCTCACCAATCGTGACTACAAACCCTTCATCTGTAGTCCAAAGGTGCGCCTGCTCATTGATACATGCGGCGTACACATCCTCTGGCCTAAAGGATAAGAATTTGTCCTCTGCGAGGATGCCTTCTATCCCCGGCTTAACCCAATGCCACTCGCGACGTATGTCGGCGAATACTGGATCAGCGCGTTTCCCTTCCATATTTGTTTCTCTTCCTAGATAGCGGTTGATACAACCCGCCGTACTTCACCTTCCTAGCTACACCTTCGTCAGCATGGCGTGCGCGACGCTCTGCGTTGACGATGTGTTCGTTAAACAATGACCCGTAGACTTGCGCTCCTGCGTAGTCTGTCCAGTCTTTGCTGGGAAGACGCAACAACCGGAACAACGCCCCGGCAACGATTGCGTCTCTATAGTCATTCATGATGTCGTCTTCGCAGGCAGTGGACTGGTGCGTAGGCTTAAGCTGCACGCGCAGTACTGTGGATGACGCTTTTGTCTCATTTGGTACCGGCACCAGCCAGAAGATCGACTGCGACTGCTTGACGTAGTACTCCGGCGTAGCGAAGTAGTCTTTATCGCGCCACTTAGGCTTGCGCTGCTCCAGCAGATTCGTGCTGATAGGCTCAAGATCTTTACCTTCGTGAACCACCCACATGATCTTGTGAACAGCAGTCTGGTTAGGCGCTTCGAGGTCGTACTCAAAGATGCCGTTGACCGTGGTCACGGGGTCTAGTTCTGCTTGGTAGACGCCTGCTTTCTCACACAACTCGATAACAGCTGACCGGATGTTGTTTTCGATCAGCGTATCGGGACACCCCGGAACCATCGGGAGGATCTCTGGTAGCAAGGACTCATAAGCTATAGCCATGCTTTACCCCATAGGTGTCATTGGCGTGGGCTGTGCGGCCTCTAGGTTAGGCGTTGTCATAGCGTCAACCTGACCTTTGCCAGTGACCGACGCTGTAAACAGCTGATAGTGGTTAGCTGCGCGCTGTGAGTTACCTGCGTACTCCGCGTCCTTCATGTAAGCCATGTAGAGCACGTAGTTCATAACTGCGTTTGCGTAGATATCTGGGATGTCTAAATTGTCAGACTGCGTAACCGCCGAAGGATTAGCAGAGTAGATGATCTCTAGGTAAGAGTTGCCGCTAACACCGGGGTACACGTAGAAGTTACGTGGGTTCGCCTCATCGTAGATGTAGTGCTTCACGATGTTCGTGTGGGCAGCATCACCAGTAACAGTAGGGTCATGCCAGTCCGGCGTCTGCGCATCCAACACTTCGCGGGACACAAGACGGACTGAACGTTTGCCAGTGCCGTTTGTCGCCGCAGACATGTTGCGCACAGCGCGTAACAAGCGGTTACCGCCGCTAGGAATAGCCTGCTTGGTACCGGTAGCAAGAGTTACCGTCTCGTTCTTCGCGCTAGCATCGGGCTTAAGAAGCGCAATCTCGCGCTGGGCATCGTTCACCCACAATACAAGCTCACTAACTACAGGCCAGCGAACCCCTGTGGTGTCTTGCAGCGTTGTCTGAACGCGGTCGATAACACTTTGTACTGTGACTGACATACGTACCTCTTACGAGTTTAGGGCCGTTTCCCAAGCTGCGAGACGCTCGTCTGTCTGGACAGTGCGCCCTACGGCTTTGTTAACGACAGCTGCCTTGGGCGTACCATCGGCTTTGAAATTCTGTGGGTCGCCGTCCTTGATAAGCTCAAGCATTACAGCAACCACGTCGTCTGGGGTGGCAGGGTCTTTGTAGTCCGCATCAGATACTTCTTCTACTGGACCTTCTACCTGCTTCGCGCCCATCTGCAGGGCAATGAAGCCAATCTCGTCCGCTACCTCGCGTTCCACACCAGCGTGTAACAAAACAACAGCGCCAGAGAGAGTTGCGATACGGAGTTCCTGTTCACTTACTACCTTCATCTTTTCTCCTTAAAAGAAGTAAGCCCCTCCGAAGAGGGGCTTGCAGGTCTTACTGCGCAGTGTCGAGGCAGATCACGCCGAAGTCTTGGACTGATCCGCTGATGTCACTGTTGTACTTAGGCTTGCGAAGGCCGAAGATCTTGCCGATTGAGATACCAGCTTGGTTCTCGTAGTCGAAAGTATCTTCAACGATGTCGGGCAGACCGATATCAGCCATTGCAAGTGCCTGAGCACCGCAGAACAGAGCACGTGCGCCGCTTACGTCTGCGTCTGCGCCCCACTTGTAGCCAGCCGCACCAGCGTTTGAAGAAGTACCAGTAGTAGCGCCTTCAGTGCTGAATACGTGACGGAACTCGTGGATCATGACACCGTCAACCATCAAGCTTGCAGAACCTGCAAACAGAGAGTTAGACGCGCCGCGAACGCCAGCGTTACGTACGTTAGCCAAGAAGTCCGAATCGAGCTTCAGGTTGGCCATTTGCTGTGGAGTAACGAACATGTGGAAGATCTCGTCGTTACCTGCGCCTCGGATACCACGGATGTAGTTGTCCTTAGCGTATGCCTTCAGATCGACAATGTGGCGGTAGCCAAGCTTGTCGGTGGCAGCAACAGCAGTAGTGTCGCCTGCAACGATGTCGTTGCCAGAGATACGACGGTGACGATCGCCAGTAGGCGCAGATACGTCAGACGCGAACTCAAGGTCAACCAACTCGTGGCCAGCTGAAGAAGACGTTGGACGGAGACCGCCGTTAGTCTTGTGGGTGTATGCAACGCCAGACAGAGTCAAGAACGAGAGCTGGTCCATACGATCAGCCATTGCATAAGCAAGTGCGTCACGAGACTGCTCACGGAAGTTAACAACTGTCTTCTGGTCAGCCATGCGGCCAGCGATACGGTTAGCGAATCGGAGCTGGTCCAACTCGATAGTGATATCGTAGGCGCGGAGTGCTTCTTCGTTGCCTTCCAGAGTGTTATCTCCGGTGATACCGTCACCAGTCATGTCAGCAAGCAAGGTGATGTTAGCCTTGGTGCCTTTCTCAGACTTAGTGAGTTCAGTAACGCGCTGTACAAGAGCGTTCTGGCCAGTACCTGCGAATTGGTTAACGAAAGACATGTTGCGTGCAACACGCCAGAAATCACGGGACCAAGTTTGTAACTGGTCGCCGGTGAGCATACCGAAGTTAGTTAAAGCCATGATGGGCCTCCAATAAATTGACAAATAAATACATGCGGCAGTGCCGCAACTATTAGCCGACTTATGGAGCGGCTAATCCGTTCCCTCGTATCGTGAGGCGACGAACTAGCGCTTTTTTTACGAGGTGCGACCTCGGCTTGTTTTACGCCTCTGCAGGCGAGATTCGTTTTTAACGCCTACGGGGCGGTCAGATATCGTACTGACAGACGAATGTACCTCGTATATTAGCGACGCTAATACTAGGACGCAAGCACTACTTTTTCCTACGTCTTCCTGACGCTGTAACGGCGTGTTTTATCTTCGCAGGGCCGGTCTTTCGACGAGCAGAAGACGCCTTTTCGGCCTTCGTCATCTTCGCCGCAACAGCTTTTGGTCTGCAAGAGGGGTACGGGCGCTTACTCTTACCTTTTGCGGACTTACGTCCACACGGCTTGCCTGTTTTTACATCGATCCACTCTTCTTTAAACCATTTCTTAAGGGCAGCGCCCTTCTTACTTTTTCTTACGGCCACTTTTATTACCCCAGTTCTTAGCGCCTACTTTTCGGCACTTAGCGACTGCACCTGACGCATACGCTGAAGGCCAGACCTTGTAACGGGACTTAACCTTCCTAGCGCATGCGTCGTTGGCTTTCTTCCGCTTAGCTGGCATTACTTATTTCTCCGAAACCGGCATAGTTGTCATATACCGCAACACGATAATCGTAGCTGCAATACAGCACCCGATCATTGCCTGAATCGCCGGATTAGTAGGAAGAAACCCGATAAAACCCTGCAATACAGAGAGAACCGCGATTGCTACGCCGTACTGCACGGTACGTGACTTAAAGGCTTGCTTTAGTTGTACAGGAATCATGTTAGCTCCTCTTCTTGCGACGGGTAGTTACCTTTTTCTTCGGCTTTTTCTTGCTGCTTTTGCCGCAGCCGCATGGTTTACCGTTATGCATACTAGTACCCCCGTGATTTACGTGCTGGAGCCTTGGCTTTAGACCGCTTTTTGCACTTACCGGCCTTCTTACACGCTGCTTTCGTAGTACAACCTGAGCATGGCTTAAACATAACTATCTCCTTACCATTTTTTGCACGACCAATACCGTGCAGTTAGTTTGCTGGGTGGACTAGTGTCACATTTGTGACGCGCCCTGAACGACTTACGCCGTCCGGGCTGACTCTTTTTGATCGTCATGTTGGCGTCACCGAACCGTATGGTTTTCGTCTTATTGCCTTGTTTGGCGACGACGACAAACTTTTTGGTAGGGTGGCCCGGCGTTCGCTTTGGCTTGTTGTAACCACTAACGCCCGCACGGGCTAACTTCGGGTCTTTTTTCGCTGGCATTACATCAGATCTCCGCGTAATCGTTTCAGCGTTGCTTCCGGCAGTGCGTTAAATTCGTCTTCCGTCATAGAAGCGATATCTAAAGGCTTTTCGCCGCGTGCAGAGGATGATTCGCCCGGCATTTCGGGTGGTTGTGACTCTGCAGCCTTGAGTTTTCGGCTAACTTCCGCTCGTTTCTTAGCAACTTCGTCTAAACGAGGCGCAGTCTGACCAGAAAGCGAGGGAGCAGCCGCTGTTTCGCCCATATCGACTAAGTCGTACTCGCGAAGTACGAATTTTGCCGCTTTTGTGAGCGCTGCAACGGGGTTTTCACCCTTCACAATGAACGCGTCGCGCAAATCGATGACTTCTTGGGTGTAGCCTTCGTTGTATTGATCGGAATTTCTGTTGAAAACAGGGAAATTCTCTTCCAATTCCGATGCAGCCTGCTGCAAAGCAGTAGCTTGCTGGCTCTGAGACACAGATTCGCCGATTTTTGACCCGATTTCGTACTCAAGCTGGGCTCTTTCTGCCGCACGGATCTCTTTTCGTAGAGCCGCTGCCTTCTGCGCTTCTCCGTCCAGCACCAGATTCTGGTATTCGACCTCTTTTGCGTCGAAATCATAGGCTTCTGGAGCTTCGCCGGGCTCTTGCTTCTGCGCGCGCAGGTCATCAAGCTGCTTTTCAAGGGCTTTTTGCTTCGCAAGAACCTCATCTAGGCGCGATTTTGGCACCATATGCTTGCGAGGCTCCTCTGGAGCAGGTTGCTCAGCTGTTACTGGAGTTTCATCCGCAAGCGCAGGCTGCTCAACTTCTGCGGTAGGTTCTTCAACTTCCGCCACAGGTTCCTCAGCAACCTCAGCGTCCTCAACTGGAGCCTCTTCAGCCTCCGCGACCACTTCTTCAACATCATCAGGTTCCTCTACGGGCGCTTCGCCCAATCCAAAGTTTAAATCCAACGATTCTGCTGCTGGCTCTTCAGGCGCGTCTGATCCGGGCATACGGTCAAACTCTATTCGGTCTTTCTGATCTTCGTCAGACATCTCTCAATCTCCTATTGATTCTCGGGGGTCCGCATATTCGGTATGTTCACCTGTTGCGGTTTTTGCTGCTTTGCAGCGGTTTGCATTGCTGTAGCAGCAATTCGAGTTGCAGCAGCAGTCTCTTGCTGCGATCTGCGTGTCTGGTTAGTGAGGTCGGACAGCTCGCGACGTAGCTCAAGCTCGCGATTCTTCATCTCAAGCTGCGCTTGCAGCTCGTTCATGCGCATCTGAGGCTGAACTTCGGCTGTGTCCTGTACCTTAGCGATGTTGACCGCAGCCTCTGACTGAAGCTTGCGTACTTCGGCTTCAAGCTTGGCGATTTCAAGCTGCAAAGTCTGCATAGCGGCTTGTTGCTGCATTGCAGCTATCTGCTGCTGCTCCGGCGTTTGCTCCACACCTGTCATCATGCGGATACGCTTGGCAAGCTCGCCCTTCTTAGCAAGGTGTGAGTACTCGATGATGGCGTCGTCTGGGATAGCAACACCAACCTGACGCAGACTAAGCGCCTCTGCGAACTGAACCTCGTCAAACGAATCACGGGCCGGAGCCGTGGCGATGACTACGTCATACTCGCCCAGTGTTAGGTCGTTCACGATCCGTCCTTCGGGGGTCATCTCGTTGATAACCATAGACTCGCGAGGCTGAAGCGGGTCGTCCTCGTTGGTAACCATGATGATGCGCTGTTCGGTATAGAAGGTCTGTATGAGATCTAATATACATTCTGCTAGGTATTGACGCGTTTTACGCAGGTTATCAAGCGGTACCTGTATCATAATCGCGCCACGGTTCTGCTTAGCCTGAATGGCTACGCCTGACACCTCTGCGCTGTCAGACCCGAGCATCGAGTCGTTGATACCTGAGATCGCCTTGATGTTCGCCGCCGCCTTCTGGCTTATGCGATCAAGACCCGTGGGGATCTGGTTAGGCTGAATCTTGGCTGGTGGGTTTGAACCACGGTTGTACTCAAGCACGAGACCGGTTTCTGCACCGTGCTCTTCCAGATCGTCAGCCGTCATACCAACAAGCGAGCCACTCTCTACCATCCACCCGCTGTTAGCAGTGGTATTGACGATGTGCAGTTCTTGGCTGGCTATTTTATTGAGCTGCTCCTGTGGGCTAAGGAGATTCCTGACCATACCAAATGGACGACCACGCCTAAAATAAGCGAAATAAGGCACCACAGTAAAACCGTTATAAGGACTCCAATCGTCGTGAAGCACGACCTGATCGCACGTAACAGTCCAGCGCACTTTGCGCTTAACTTTAGAAATAATATTAAGGCCATACTGCTTAGCGAACTTCTTCGCCTTTGCGTCTGAGAATGTTTCTGGGACATCGCGCTGGTCTCCAGTATCGGGGTCTACGAAGCAGTCGACCCGGTGCATGCGACGATGCTGTCGCTCAATAACCCTAAGAGCCCGAACGTTACGATATTCGTCGTCTCCGGGAATACCAGCACCAAGGTAGTCGTCAGTAGAAGACAGATCACCAAAGCGGTTCTCTTCGTACTCAATGGAGTCGCGTCCCATCCCAGCGCCGTTCTCTGCAATAAACCGCAGTTGCTCTGCTTTCTTCTTTCCATAAAGCTCCTCGATCTCATCGAGAGTCATCCACTTGGTTTCGAAGACCTCGTTCCACGTATCGGGGTTCGAGTCTTTTGCATCGGGGTCGATGAGGATGTCTAGTGGATCTTTAGCCGTGATTCGTATTTCACCTTCCACGTGGTCGGAGAAGTCCATACGAACGTCGAAGTATCCGCGCCCATCAAGAATGAGCCCGTCGCTGAACACCTGCTGCTCGACCCAATCGAGCTTGTTGTTGTCAGCGATCTGCATGTACAGCTTAGTCAGGGTGTGTGCGACTTCTGTCTCGCCGTTTCGACGTGGTTTGAACTGCACATCTGCACGGCGCGTGGACTGTTCTCCAAGGACCGTGTTCACTGTCGGTAACACAGTGTTGATGGTCAGTGCAGGACGGCCTTCGGCTTCAAGAGCCGCGAGGTCTGATTCGTCCCACTGGTCACCACGGTAGAAGGCATCACACCGTTTTGCGTTGTCTATGTATTCAAGATGCCCGTTGTCGCGGGCTCGGACGTAGCGGTCCCACTGGCCTGAAGCGATTTCTGCCTCTTCACCGGGGGAAAGTCGTTTCTTTGGGTTGGCCATAACTATGCACTCATCGCAGATTTATTGCGTTCGGGTTTCATGAGGTGATTAAGACGATCCCGCCAAGATGGTTCACGGACCACGGCAGGTGCTTGGTAGGAAGCAAACTCCGTCATCATAAGACCTAACCACGCAAGCGCGTCCACTTGGTCATCATGCACCCCGTTCGGGAAACGTAAGAGTTCTGCGACAAGTGGGCCGGTAAACAGCTCATCACGGGGTAGGTACACCATCCCCTGCTGCATACGACCTTGGATCGCTCTAGCACGGGCTTCCTTGTCCCGCCGCCCCGTCTTGAGGTCTTTGAAATAGGCTTCGTATAGTCCGCGCTCTCGAACACGCTTCTCTAGGAACGGACCAAGGGCCATCTCGATGTGACCCTTTTCGATACCGATAATGGATGGATGCCACGTCTCGTAGAGGTCGAGTATCTGCTCCACGAGTTCGAAACCGTCAAACCGGCCACGTACTACGTCCATCACGAATAGTTGATCGTACTCGTTGACCCCGATAACCATGCCGACTGAATAGTCGTTCCGGTCACGTTTGCCGATCGCCAAGTCCCACGCGGCGTAGTAGCGCATGGCATCGAGGTCGATTTCTTCGGGATCGTAGTAACGAATCATGTCGCGGGTGAAGTAGTCACCGTCATCCGCAACCGGGTTCTGTTGGTACAGGGCTGACCAGTCTCTTGGACCAACCGCCTTTTGAATACGTTGAAGCGCTTCAACATCATAGCGCTCTGGGTGCAGTGCATCGCCTGCTTCGCGGAACTCTTCTGGTTCTTCTGCGATAGCTGGGTATCGGATGACCTCCCAATCGTCGCCGCCTTCCCCCGCAGCTTTGAGTAGCCGCCCAGCTAGATCATCATCATGCCAACGAGTGAGAATAACAAGGACTCCACCACCCGGAGCAAGACGTGTATAAGCAGTACTAGTGTACCAATCCCAAGAACCATCCCGGTTGTTCTGGCTTTCAGCATCTTCTCGGTTCTTGACGGGATCGTCGATAAGAAGAATGTGCGCCCCTTTACCCGTAATACCACCTCCGACACCAGCTGCAACATAGCCGCCGCCACCTGTAGTAAGCCAAGCTTCAGCAGACTGGCTGTCAGGATCGAGTCGAGTCTGGAACGCAGTCTTATAAGTGGGTTCGCGGAGGAGCTGTCGTACTTTGCGGCTGAAGCCCATAGCAAGCGAACCCGAATACGAGCAACTAATAAACTCGTGGTTAGGATTTCTGCCCAAGTGCCAAGCCGGGAACGCAACCGACGCCAGCGTAGATTTGCCGTGACGCGGTGGCATAAACAACATAAGCCTTGGACTCTTCTTGTCCACCACGTCTTGGCTGAACTTTTCGAGTCTTCGGCATATATCTTTGTGTACCCAGCCAGCTGAGTAGTCAGGATTAAACCTCTCCACAAAGGGTAGAAGCCGCTTTCGGGTGAGGAAACGGAGGGCGAGTTCTGCTTTAGCTTTTTCTTCAAGTGACGCCTCCTCTTCCGCTGCCTCAGCCTCAACCGGAATAGGAGCGGGTAACGCCTCTGCGTCGTCCGCTTTGCAATAGACACACAGCCCACTTACCTCGTCTGCATACAAGGTTTCGGGGTGCAGGTTCTTACAACGTAAGCACTTGCGTTTTGGTATCTCTGCATTCAAGACGCGGCAGGCTCCAAGTAGGTGTCGGACTTCCCAGCTATCTCCAACAACTCCTCATCCGACAGCCGCTCAAGTTGTTTGGCGGTGGCGTTGAGGTTGATATTGATCTGGGTAGCCTGATCGGGCATGCCCAAACCATGTAACTTGACCAACGAGTCGACGGTGTTTTTCATCTCCGTCGCTGTTGC